AGAGTATTACTCCTATTGTAATGGATATGATAGAAGATGGAGAGTTTGATAAGATAGGAGATACTGAATGGTATCTAAATATGAACCCAGGAGACAGTATAGAACCAGAGGGGGGAAGAAGGGGGGGAGAGGGGGAGAGTAAAGGAGAGGTAATAGCAGAGGTAATATCTTTTCTAAAAAATAAAGACATACTACAATCTTTTCTTAATGATACTTTTCATGGAGGAGTAGATGTAAAGAGGATAAGAGATATTCTAGACTTCATTAACCCAGACAGAGTATTTGAAAGAGATGTTATATTATTCTATTCAAAACAGATAAGTAATATATCATGGGGAGATGTAGATAAGCAATGGAAGGAAGAGAGGAGAAGTCATGAACAGTAATAGAAAAAAGGTTGGAGTCATTGGAGCAGTACTTAAGAAGATGAACTGGAAGAACAGGAGAGGCCACTGGGTCTGGGATGAGGTTAAGTTTGATCTTACTCTACTTATTGCAGGAGCTATCCTGCTCTGGATGCTTAATACAGTCCAGTAGTGATTAAGGGCATAAGGCATTAAGGTCACAAGGTCACAAGGCCATAGGGCATTAAGGGCATTAAGGTCATTAAGCCATAAGGTCATTAAGCCATAAGGTCATTTTATCGTAAGGTTTTCGATGAGGTTATGTTTAGGATATAATATTTGGAAAGGATTATCATGCTAAGACCCAGTATCTTTATTGCATCTGCCACCGCACTTACTATCAGTGGATGTTCTATAACATCTTTCCTGGGGGAGGCCAGAAGCTCAAACCCTATGTATGTTATCAGTATTCCACCTAACCGGGTAGGGTATGGAGGACATATGAACCAGGAGGACAGAGAGCTTCTATTGAACCTAACCAGGGCAATGCTATCCAAACCATACCAGGACTACTCATATAAATATCCTATAGGGGTAGGGATCAAAATACACAGCACCTCAGATTCCACTACCAGGTTCAGTGGTTCAACCAGGATATCAAAAGAAGGAATATGAATGAGATATACAATAATATTAGCACTACTACTAGGGGGATGCTCTGCTACTCCTCCAGACCCAGTACCCACCACAGATCCAGAAACAACTTCATGCCAGGTATACTATTCAGAGGCAAAGCTAAAGCTTATTTTCCCTACAGCTACAGAAAAAACAGTGGGGGACTTTTATAGGGGGTATCTATACTCATGTGAGTTCAACATCAAGGATAAGCAACATGAGGCAATGTACCTAGCCACAGTCCTAACAGAGGTGGGAACAGATCTCATAGGGGTTAGAGAGAGTCTTAACTATTCATGCGAAGCACTGCCCTCTATATTTTCTTACTACAAAGAGAATGGAGGATATGACACAGATGGGAGATGTAATGGCCATGATGCAGATCAGTACACTATAGGGAGCAAGGCCTATGCTAACAGGCTAGGAAATGGATCTGTATCCAGTGGGGATGGATATACATATAGGGGAGGAGGCTATGCACAAACGACCGGATATTATAACTACAGCGTAATAGTGTCTGGAGTTAACTCACATATAAAGACATCCTTCACTACCAGGGACTTTGCAGACAACATTACAAATACATACATAGCAAACCTTGGAGGGATGGGATACTGGCTACAGGTTGGGGCAGGAGACTGTCCCTCTATGGATTGTGTTACTACTCTATGGAATAAATACACAGACTCTAGATCCCAAAGAGAATATAATTACAGCAAAATTATGGAGCTGTAATGAAGATAGGATCAGTTAAGACACAGATGATCTCACACAATAAGAGATAGGAGGAAGATTAATGACTATAGAGATAACCGGGGCAGGGATGGTGACTTCAAGGCTAAGAAACATGTTTAAGCAGGTTCCATACGCGACACAGAGGACACTTAATGACATTGCCTTCCTAATAAGAGGAGAGCTTAATAAGGACATAGGGGATGCACTGAGAACAAAGAAGGCCACAGAGAATGCCTTCCTAGTAAAGAAGGCCACTAAGGCAAACCTAGAGTCACTAGTATACATGAAGCACGACTGGCATTACATAGCATTACAGCACCACTACAGCGGGGGGAATGCACTGCAGATAGAGTTCGAGAAGAAGATGATATCAATGGGGTATATGAGTTCAAACAGCTCTGCTATCCCTATAAAAAAGATATCCAAAGCGATATACAACAAGATGTCAAGTGGTATTGCAACCTCCAGAGGAAGTGGAAGATCAAAGTACTTTGTAGTAAAAGAGAATGATAGAAGTTCTCACACAAAACATTTACCTCCGGGGGTATACCTAAGACTAAAGACAAAGGTACGGCCTGTAGTTTTATTCACAAGAGAAGCTACATACAGGAAGAGACTGGAGATACTCAAACCGGCTAAGTATATAGTACGGAAAGAGTTTGAGAAACTATTCTTTCAGAACTTGAAGAAGGCAATGACATGATCTGGTATATAGCCGTATTAAAAAAAAGGTACTCTACAGAATTTGAAAGCTACGAGGGTAATGCTGACTCCGAGAAAAATATAGTTTCACCTTTTAAGACTTGGTTCATCTTTTTGAGTGGCCTCAGTAGGCTACGCCTAAGAATTTCAGAAAAGATAGAAATCTTAAAATTCACGATAATTCACGAAAATTCACGAAAATTCACGAAAATTCACAGGAGGGTTAATCTTTGGAATTAATAACAGCAAAAGCAGTTGTAGGAAAACTGAAAAAAGGTGGGACTATGACGATCTCTGAGGCCTATTTCTCAAAGATGGTTAGAACAGGAGTGGTTCCTTATGCATCCACCCCAGGGAAGAAAAGGAGACTTTTTGACTATGAAGTAGCAAAAGAGGCACTTCTGGAGGCAAAAGACCCCTCCAGGGAGCCACAGAGAGAGGCAAATAAGAGGAGAAGAGAAGGACTCCCTACTCAGACATCAAAGAAGGTAGGAGACATGACTGCAGAGGAAGCTATAGAGTATAACGCTCTTCTGGAAGCAGAACAAGACAAACTCTCAAAAGATAGAGACACTGCAAAAGGAAAAGGAGCAGATGTAAAACTGGAGACCATGCCAAATTCTCTGAACAAGGTTAAAATTTTTAGGGAGCTATACCAGGGTAAAATAGCGCAATTAGACTACAAAAAAAAGAATGAAGAACTGGTAGAAAAAAGTGAAGTAGAGAGAGATGGTTTTGAATCTGGAAGACTAATCAGAGATAACCTACAAAACATACCCCATAAAGTTTCAGTATTGATTGCCGGGATAAGTGATCCAAAGAAGATAGAGTCAATAATAGCCAAAGAGATCCAGGAAGTTCTGGAAAATATAAGCAAATAGGTAGGAAAAAAATGAAAATAGTAAATATTAGAACAGTAGACCTGGTTCCTTTTGAGAACAATTCCAGGACACACGATCTGGAGCAGATACTAAAAATTGTAGATAGCATTAATGAGTTTGGTTTTACAAACCCTATTTTGATAGATTCAAATAATGGCATTATTGCAGGACATGGGAGAGTCCTGGCCGCAACCAGGTTGGAACTAGAAAAGGTTCCATGTATTGTGCTTCCTAACCTATCCCCAGAGCAAAAGAGAGCTTATGTCATTGCAGACAATAGGCTAGCTCTTGATGCCGGGTGGGATGAGTCTATCCTAGCATATGAACTAAAGGCTCTTATGGATTTGGACTACTCAGTAGAGCTTACTGGGTTTGATTTTGATGAGATAGACAAACTGCTAGAAAATGTTCTGGGGGAAGATGATCCAACCCCAGTAGAGGAGACAGGAGAAGTAGATGAGCCGGAATACATAGTAATATCAAAAGGGGACATAATAGAACTTGAAGGACATAGGCTCTTATGTGGTGACAGTTCAGATATCGAGTCCATAGAAAAGCTAACAGAAGGGGGAAATGTGAACCTAGTTTTGGCCTCCCCTGCAAAAGATCCTGGAGATATTTCAGATGCTATATCCCAGAGCAGAAGATGGGTTGAAACATCCATTGGACTGCTAGGATCTGGAGGGGTCTGGTTTTGTTGGGGGAGTGACTCTTTTGTACTTAGTCTGTATTCAGATATATTGTCTAATAAAAATAAGTTCCCAGGACTCTCTGTTTCTGGAATAGTAACCTGGGACGATGGCCTGGACGCTACCCCTCCAAAAGGTATAGTAATGGCTACAGGAGATGCAGTAGCACAACCAGAAAGCTTTATCTGGAGAGTCCCTGGGAAAGTAGGAGCAGATACCACAGAGAAGCCTCTGGAAATACTAAGCATGGCCATAGAAAGTAGTTCAGAGATGGGAGGTATTGTCTTTGATCCCTTCCTTGGATCTGGAGCCTCTTTGATTTCTGCAGACAGTTCTGGAAGGAAGTTGTATGGTATCGAGTCTAATCCAAAAAGAATGCAAATGGCTATCCAGAGGTGGTGCGACTTCACCCAGACAGAGGATATAAAAATAAATGGAAATGACGCTCTATGGAGCGAATATAAGGATAAGTAGTGGGAGTTTTTTTAAATTCTTTCAGAAGTGGACTAAAGCCGGATCCAAAAATAAGTATAGTTGAATGGTCTGATACATACAGAATCCTTCCCTCTGAGTCAAGTGCAGAGCCGGGTAGGTACAGAACATCCAGGATGCCATATCTTAAAGAGATAGCAACACACCTATCCCCAGAATCCCCAGTAGAGAAGGTGACTGTAATAAAAGGGACACAGCTAGGTCTTACTGAACTCGCAAACAACATGCTCTTTACCTATGCAGATCTTTACCCCTGCCCTATGCTATTAGTTCTCCCCACAGAAACCCTGGCAATGACTCATGCATCTGATAAACTGTGGCCTTCTGTAGAAAAGACAGAGAGGCTAAAGGATAAAATATACCCCAGGAAAAAAGATGGTGGATCTAAAATACTAGATGTTAGATTCCCAGGTGGAAATATAAAAATAGGGTACAGCTTTACTACAGCAACATTTGCCTCTGTCTCCAGAAGGATTGTGATAAAAGACGACCTGGACAGATGGCCGGATGATGTAAAGGGAGAGGGGAACCCCTCTGATCTATGTAATAAAAGAACAGATGCATTCCCAAACAGAAAGATATACGCAAACAGTTCTCCTACCAGAAGTGGAACATCAAAGATACAAAAAGAATATGATAATAGCTCTATGGCCTCTTTTAAAATGCCCTGCAACTCCTGCAACAATTTCTTTTCATTCGAGTTTGATTATTTCAAATTTGACTATGACAAAGAGAAGTATATGCTAAAAGGATCTGTCTCTGTAGCATGCCCGGAATGTGGAACCCTTACAGATGAATCATCAAAGGTTAAAATGATGTCTTCTGGAGAGTGGATGCATGAACATCCAGAGAAGGCGCACAAAGGGTACAGGATACCTTCATATTACTCTCCATTCTTAAGGTGGGATGAAATTTTTCAAGAGTTTCTAGATGCAAAAAAAGCAATGAAGAAGGGGGATGTTACAAGCATGGTAGTCTGGAAGAACACAAGAGACGCTACCACCTGGGAGGAGGAATATGATGTAGTAGAACTTAATGATATTTCAAGTAGAATAGAAGAATACCCTGCAGAGGTTCCAGATGGAGTATTTGTAATCACAGCAGGAGTGGACACACAGGATGACAGATACGAGGTAGAAGTTCTAGGACATGGGAAAGATGGAGAAACTTGGAGTATTGATTTTAATGTCATCCAGGGAGATCCAAAAGATAAGAATACTGAATCTGCTCTGGATGCATACCTCCAGAAAACATTCAAAACAGAAAATGGAGCAGAGATGAAAATATTTGCCACCGCAATAGATACAGGAGGACACAGAACAAAAGTTGTATATGATTTCTGTAAAAAAAGAGGAGCCAGAAGAGTATACGCAATAAAAGGGGCAAAACCAATAGATGCCCCTCTGGTAAACAAAAGAGCAACCACCACAAACCTATCCAGAGTACAGTTATTCGCGGTAGGGGTTAATGTGGCCAAAGATGACATCCTCTCCAAAATTGTAATAGAGGAACCGGGGCCAGGATTTATGCACTTTCCTAAAAAACCCATTTACAATAAAAACTATTTCGACCAGTTAACAGCGGAAAAAAGAGGGAAAGATGGAAGATGGATCAACCCTTCAAAAAAAAGGAATGAGGCATTAGATTGTAGAGTTTATGCAATCGCCGCTCTCGTAATATCCTCTGTATCTATTGACAAAATGAAAAGTCCATTATTATATATAGGGGCAAAACAGGAAAAAGCTAAACCCAAAAAAGCAGAGAGAAGACAAACAAGTCATCTTGACGAATTTTAAAAAAAGGAAAAAAATGAGAAATGCAAAATCTATATGGGAGTGTCATATCACTATCCACTATTCCATAAAAGAAAAAATGAACTCAGTATTATTGAATATAGCCAGAGAAGAGAAGACAGCAAAATCAAGGGTAGTTCAAGATCTATTGGAGACTCACCCAAAGTATTTGAAGGTAAAAAAAGAGATGGAAAAAGAGGGATACTTTATATAAGTTATTCACACAAAAGGTAAAAAATGGGGAAAAAGTGGAAAATCGCGAAACGATACACTCCCCATACCATTGTATTACTGCAACAGTTTTGTCCAAAATGGCCACATTCTGTGCTTTTAAACAGTATAAAAAAATGAAAGTTGTAAAAAAGGTGTAAAATCGGATGTTTTTGCCTACTCACAAAAAACAGCATGTGAATAACATGTGAATAACTTATGTGAATAACTTTCCTTAGTCTACTTAAATAAAACAACCAAAGATGTAAAAATACAGGTAATATAACCTATAAAGGCAAAAATATGGCAGGGCAATTAAAGACAGTTAGAGAGCAACTAATAGAAGTTCAAGAGGCAATATCTGCTGTAATGAACTCTCAAAAATATGATGTCGCAGGAAGATCACTAACTAGAGCAGACCTTGGAGATCTACAGGATAGGGAAGAGTGGCTACTTAAAAAAGCAAATGCAGGACAGCTAGATAAGATCCCTGGGGCTGGAGTTTCAAAGGGTGCATATGGAGTTAGTTTTGGGGCTTAATAAATTTCAGAAATTCCTTTTAAGAACTTTTTTTGAGGGTGCAAAAAGGACTACTGCAACCAGAGATTTTATAAATGCCTCTGATCAAAATTTTGAAGAGCTAGCAAAAAATGATAGAGACACTCTGAGAGCAAGAGCAAGATGGCTATCTGCAAACAATCCAGTAATGTCAAATATTGACAGCACTATCATAAATAATGTTGTTGGTAAAGGGATCCAGGTTCAGACAGATGATGAGATCCAGAAGGCCTTTGATCTCTGGCAGAAAAAATGTGATCTTACAGGGCGTAGAACTTTTTATGACATGCAGAGACTAATTCTCCAATCAAGAATGGTTGACGGGGAAGTGTACATATATAAAAAGGCCACAAAAAATGGACTTAAGTTACAGCTACTAGAAGCAGATCAAATAGATACATATGCAGGAGAGTCCGGATTAGAACTAGATTCAGATGGTAAAGTCACAGGCTATTATTTCAAGGCTAAAGGCGGAACCGTAAAAATTGATGCAAAGTACATAATCAATTATTACAAGGGTAATAGAATATCTCAGTATAGAGGGGTATCTGAATACAGCAGATCAATCATAGACATAAAAAACTTCCAGGGATTCACTACTGCAACTATTCAGTCTTTGAGAGCTAGAGCAAACATTGCATATGTGGTAGAGGGAACAGACGTAAACCCAGAGGATTATGGGGTTACAGGTGGAAAGGACGATCAACTACAGGAGATAAATAACTCTTTTGTATTTTACTTAAATCAAGGAGAGAGTATAAAGGCTATGGACAGCTCTACTACTCCAGTGAACTATGCAGAGTTTGTAGAGTCCACAGTAAGAATGATAGCCACAGGAAGGAATATATCTTACGAGCTTGCTTTTAGAGATTTCTCCAGAGTTAACTTTTCGAGTGCTAGAGCCTCAATAATCCAGGATAACAAGAGATTCGATTCAGAGCAACAGCACATGATTACATATGTCATAGAGGACATATTTAAGACCTGGTATGAATATGAGATGCTAAACGGTAAAGAGGTAGTAGACCTCCCTGTAGTTTCATATGTCCTCCCAGTTAGAGAGTGGGTGCAACCAGACAAGGATTTAAAAGTTCTGTTAAGTATGGTTGAAAATAACTTGATGACTTTCACAGAGGCCGCGAAGTCTAGAGGTAAAGTGTATGAGGATATCTTGATCCAGAGACAAAAAGAAGAAGAGCTTTTAAAAAAATACGGACTAAAGGAAGACAATGAAACTGAATAAAAGAGAGGCCTTAGTTGGGGCAGTAAAGACGAGAGAAGGCGTTAGAGCAGAAGTTGTAGAGAATGAAGAGCTTCTTGATTTTGTCATAGTCTCAAAAAATAATGAGGGGATTCGATACTCCTGGGATATGGGTGGATTCTATATAGAGAGATTGTCAATAGAAGGGGCAAACCTAGATAAGCTTAACACCTTCTTTAAAGATCATAAGCGCGGAGTAGATGATGCTATAGGGCATGTCTCTCGTAAGTCGGTCGATGAAGTAGTGAGGGCGTCTGTCTTATTCGATGAAGATGGAAGTAGTGTAAAGAGAAAATATCTTAACAAAACACTTACTGATGTTTCTATAGGGTACTCTATAAACAAGTACGAAGTAGAAGAGAGAGAGACGGAGCCGGACATAGTGACTGTTACAGACTATGACATCATAGAGCTAAGTGCAGTTGGAGTGGGGTTCGACCCAGAGGCAAAACACGACCAAATCGGTCGCAGTGCAGATGTTAGCGCAGAGGACATTTCAGAACGTCTTTCTGAGCTTGAGAAAAAATTTAAAAAGGATACAAAATGAATGAACTAGAAAAACTTTTGAAAAGAACAAAAGATCTTGAGAAAATAGCAGAGCGCACAAAAGATCAAGAGAAAGAGCTAGTAATAGCAATGGGTAGAGTTTCTGAGCTTGAAAAAGAAAGAGATCTTAACAGTAACAAAGCAGAAGTAAAAATGGCAGAGATGGAGAGAAATCTACAGATCAGAGAAGCCGGAGACAAATTCGATGCAGGATCAGAGATGATTAGAAAGTTTGTTGATGATACAACTAAGACAGTTCAAGATTTCAAAGATGCTCTTTTGGCAGAAAGAATGGCTACACCAAACATTCCTGCAAACGTAATGTCTGAGAATGGATCAAAAGATATCGTTAGAGACATTGAAGATTCTATGGTTTTAAGATTGGGCGGTAATTTGGAAAATGTTAGAGCCGGAGCTATGAAGTTCTCAAATGCAACTTTGTCTGATATGGCCAGAGCTATGTTCAACATTGATTCTTTTGATAAAGAGGTTATTGCAGAGAGAGCTATGAAGACTGCAGATTTCCCTAACTTGCTACTAAGTGCAGGTAACAGAGTACTTAATGCAGAGTTTGAGAGCGCATTCGCATCTTACAGAACATTTGCCACAGCTATCGACGTACCAGATTTCAGAGAAAACTCTGACATTACAAGAGGTATGGGAGGAAGATTAGATAAGTACTATGAAACTGGAGAGCTAAAAGAAAAACATCTTGGAGAAGCTTCTGAGAAGTGGTCTTTGGAGTCATATGGTAACAAGTTTGTACTTACCAGAAAAATGATTATCAATGATGATCTAGGAGCATTTACTGACATGTTATCACTCTTTGGAGAGATGGCCGCACTTACAGCGAATGGTCTAGTTTTCGACATGATCCAGGGAAGAGGAGAATTTGCTAATTACAAAATGTCTGACGGCAAACCTATCTTTGACAATGCACACAAGAACAAGGGTAACTCTGCACTCGATGCAACATCTTTGGCGGGTGGAAGATCTGCTATGAGAAAGCATAAAGGATTAGATGGTGAGACAGCGTTGAATATCGCGCCTAAATATCTAATTGTAGGGCCAGATCTAGAGCAGACAGCATATGAACTTATCAACTCTACAGGAAAAGTAGAGAATGAGAAGTCAAGTGGCGTTGTTAACTTCCACCAGGGAGCTATGGAGGTCATTGTTGATGCAGAGATCCCAGGAGACTCATGGTTCCTATCTGCAGACAGAAGAGGTATCAAGGTTGGATATCTAGCAGGAACAGGAAGACGTCCAGTGCTTAAGCTGAATGAAACTACTTTGACTCAGACTACATTCGAGGGAATCTTTGATTTTGGAGTAGTTCCAGTTGACTATAGAGGCCTTTACCAGGGGAAATAATCCCCCCGGTAAACACAATAAAAATAAAAAGGACACAACATGAAAGAAGCAGTAAAGATTCAAGAGGGTGCAGTAGTAGATTATATTGCAACAGCGGTTACAGTAAACGGACAAGTCATTAAACTACCAGAGCAAATCGGTATTGCATATGATAATGCAGAAGTAGGAGAGACAATCTCTTTGGCTATCGAGGGAGTTTTTGAAATGGAAGCTAAAACAGCAGATGCTTTTGAAATGGGTACTCCAGTATTTTGGGATGCATCTGGAAAAAAGATCTCTAAAGCGGGTTCTGCTAAAGCAGGAATTGCAGTTAGCGTAAAAGCTAGTTCTGTAGCAGGAATGATCCTGGTAAAAATAGGATAACTTGATGACTTTCAAAGAGCAGATGGGTAAGGACATAGATTCTGTTTTTAAAAACTCAGATGAGTTTGCTGTATCTGCTCTTTTTAATGGAGTCTCAGTCCAGGGTCAACTTGTAGAAAAGTTCTATGATGGCCAGGGAAGCGGTGCGGATGATTTTTATACCCTCTTTTGGTGTAAATTTGATGATGTTAAGTCTATATCCAGAGGGGACATATTTATTGTAAAAGGAATCACCTATGGGGTGATAGATTACAATATAGATGACTTTGAAGACGGTATCGACATATTCCTAAATGAGGAGCTGTAATGGTATTGAAGACAACAGAAGATCAGTTCCTCCAGGACATAAAAGATATTATTAAGCCTATAGACCCCATAGCAAATGTGGTGCCTGTATCGGCCAGAACAAATACCAAATCAACCACCATAAAAACATTTAATGTTGGGATAATCTCAAACACTGAGAAGACAGAAGAGGTTTTCGATGCGATGCTAGACTTTGCAAAGAAAAATAGATTAGCAGTAGAGTATTTTGGATGGAGCCTGGCTATGGAAGATAAAACTTTCAAGACAGCGGTTCACGAGATATCTGCTAAAATACATAAAAAAGGATGCTAAAATGGCACAAACAGATTATATAACACTCTCCGGAGTAGACGGGTTTTGGACTCCATTCGTAAATGGAAAATTTGAAACAGAAGAAGCTTTTGGATTAATTGATGAGTTTTCACTGAATATCTCAGAAGAAGAGCTACAGCATATTTCTAGATCATGTGGTTCAGTTGGTCTTGCAGATAAAGTTGTTGTTAAAAAAACAGAAATTCTTGCAGATATTGTAACTCCAGAGATCTCTCCAAAGATGATTTCAAGAGCGTTCAAGGGAAAACTTACAACTACTAGCGTTCCAGCGGGAACTGTTACTGCAGAAGCTGTGGTACTTACTGTTCTTGATGTAATGTATGCACTAACAGTAGGGAATGTCTCTGCAGTTGTTGTTAAGGACGATACAGATGCTACTACCTATGTAGAGAGTACAGATTATGTTGTCAATTACAAGACTGGGGAAATCAAGGCTCTTACAGGTGGATCAATTACTGCAGGAGATACTGTACATGTTAACTTTGAGAATCACAAGTACGACTCTTGGACAATCGCGGCGTTCACTGAGAAAGCGGCTACAGGTAAGTTAAGACTAAAAGCTTGTGCTATTGAGGGTATGGATATCGAATATACATTCGAGAAGATTACTCTTAAACTGAACGGATCTTATTCTGTAGTATCTGCAGAAGATTTCGCTACAATCGCGTTACAAGGTACAGTATTGGCAGATGATCTCATTACTGATCCTAGCAAGTCAAAACTTGTGAACATCAAGGGTGATGATCTCTTTGTATAGAGAATATCCCTAGAAAAGATATCTAACGCTTAGGCGTTGGGTATTTATTCTTTACTAAAGGAAATTCAACATTAATTTATTTTAGTAAAAAATAAAAGGATATCACTTGACAAACATACCTCGAAGGAGTTTCATTGCGGAAATAGATGGGACTAAGATCAGATGCAGGGAACTTTCCATAGCATACATAAAAGAGGCTATGGACTCTGGATCAGATAATGCTACTTTGGCCTTTGAGGATTCCCTAGAAAACTTTACCCCAGACACACTAAAACTATTTGGCAATGAGACTGCAGAAGTACTCTACTCTAAAATTGTTGACTTCACATTTGAGACTACAATCACCACAAAAGAGGGGAAAGAATATGCAAAAAAATTGGGTCTTACTTTTGAAGAATTTGTAAAACTAGACAGAGACTCAAAAGTTGCTCTAAAGGGTATCCTTGATGCCAGAGACAAAAAGCCAAAAGAAGAGAACTCAAAAAAAAAGCCTTTTATAGTCGTATCTCCAAAATGATAAGATGTGGCCACCCTCGCATATTCGAGTATGGCTACAGCTTCTATTCTATATCCTCAGAAGAGCTTGACAGTAGCGACAGAATAAGCTTCAAAGAGAATGCACTGGCAGTAAGGTTGGCCGGGGCGGATGAGGAAGCCTGGAAAGATTTTTTCGCTAAAATAGAAAAAGAGAGTAAGACAGGGAGTGGGTCTGCAAAAGAGTCCACAGAGAGAAAAAAACCAAAGACCATGACTGCAGATCAACACAGAGCAGTTATTGCAAAACTGAGAGGATTATAGTATGACAAATAATGAAATAGACATCAAAATAAATGCTGAACTTGGGGACACAAATAAGCAGATAGCCAAACTCACAAAAGAACTTGAAAAGCTACAGAAAAAAGCAAATACTGGGTCTCTGGATAAGACTCAAAAAGGGTTTGATAAGACCTCACAATCTGCAGGGAAACTCACAAAAAGCCTAACAGCAATGGCTACTGCATATGTATCCCTTACTGGGATGAAAGAACTCGTAAGGATTACTGCAGAGGTGGAAGATGGGTTTATTGGAGTCGCTAAAACTACAGGACTTGTGGGGGATGACTTTGAAAGGCTAAAAGAGGGTATTAATGATCTAAGTACTGAACTGGCAGGGATGGATCACTCTGAATTACAGGCCATAGCAGAGAGTGCAGGACAGTTAGGAATAGAGGGGACAGAGAATATCCTGGCCTTTACTGAGGTTATAGCAAAAGTTGCTTCCACTACAGATCTTTCTGCAGAGGAAGCTTCCCTGGGAATGCAGAAACTGGCAAACTCATTCAAACTCCCAGGAGAACAAGTAGAAAACTTAGCCTCTGCCATGAATGAACTATCAAATACAACCACTGCCACAGTGGGGGAAATAGTTAACTACTCACAGAGAATGGCGGGAGCGGCCTCCTCTTTTGGACTGTCTACACAGGAAGTCCTGGGGTTTGCATCAACCTTTACAGACCTTGGTATAAATGCAGAAATAGGGGCTACAGCATTCAGTAAGATACTAGCAAAAATGACAACAGACACAGCACAATTTGCAGAATTTGTTGGGTTATCTATGTCTGAATTTAAAGACATAATAGACACAGAGCCAGTAGAGGCCATAGAGCTTCTGGCTAAGAAATTTGGAGAGCTAGACAAATATACGGGGAACCAACTTTTAGAGGACTGGAAGCTATCTGGGATAGGTGTAGCTACGGTAATGAGGAAGCTATCTACAAACACTGAACTTTTATCTAAAAACATAGACATATCAAACAAGGCCTGGACAGAAAACGTATCGATCCAGAATGAGTACGAAACTGCATCAAAAGGCCTAAATGCGCAACTAACAAAAATGAAAAACGGGGTAATTGTACTGGTCTCTAAACTTGGAGGGCCTTTATTGGATGCCCTTAAAGATGTAGTGGACGGAACTATGTCCTGGTATGAATCTCTATCAGAAGAAGATATCTCTAAAATGACAACGGGGATTCAAGATCTAATAGACGGGTTTACAGACCTTGGAAAAACCCTGGCTACAGTATATGACTGGACATGGCCGGATTCATTGACTATGGATGGAGCAGAAGGGTCTGGGGTACTTTCCTTCCTTAACCTCGTAATTAAGAGCTTAGGCGACATTAGCAAAATGAATGGGAAAATGTTCGATGTACTTACTCTCTCTGCAGATATAGAGGATGCCACAGAGAAAACGGATACCTTTATTGAAAGCTTAAAAAACCTATCCATAGAGTCTCTTAGTTATGATGGTGATCTATCTAAGTTGACTAAAGCATATAACGAGAACAAGGAATCGCTAACAGGACTCCTGGTAGAGAATGAGAAACAGCAAAAATGGTTCAAAAAGCAGGGGGGCAGTGATGACGCCATTCTGGGTCTAAAGAGACTGGGAGAAGAGGAAGTAAAGCTAAAGCAGAAGATTATAGACATAACTAAAGCGTATGAAGATAGAACAGCTTCTGCCAGTGATGGTGCTAAAAAGTCCCTAGAGGCAGAGAAAAAATACAATGAAAGTATAAAAGCCTTCTCTGGCAATAATCTAGACAAATTAAAAGAGAGTAACGACAAAAGAATATCTATGGCAGAAGAGACTCTTGGAAAGCTAAAGTCTGGAGAAGAGAAGTACGCAAGAGAAATAGCTAAAATACAGGAAGATCTAGCTAAAAAAATAGCAGATATAGATAAGGAACGCGCAAACAAAGTATACTCCCTAGAAAATGAAAAAAAAGATGTAGAGTATGGATCATTGGATGAATATGACGCCTACATAAAAAAACAAAGAGATGCAGAAGTTGAACTGGTAAGAGCAAAAGAGGCGTTAAGAAAAGAAGACCTTGCAAAGTTTGAAACACACATAGCAAGATATAAGTCCCTGGTAACATCTGCAGGATCTAAGGCCATAGAAACAGATGGCAAAATTAGGATAAGTGCAGATAAAGTAAAGACCTCTAAAATAGACGGTATTACTAAAACACAGGAGGCCTGGGAATCATATTATGATGTAAAAGAGAGAATGGCCACTGACTCTGCAAACAAGGAGGCCGCAACAGCAGAAGCCTCTTTGAAAAACACCAAAGCACAGATAGATGCACAGATCATATTTCTAGAGGAACTAGGGAAGTTGTACAGCAAACTGTCTGGGGAAAATATAACCCCAGACGTATCTGGTCTCCAGAAGCTATCTGAGAGTATAGACACAGCAGAAGCAAAGGCTAAAAATCTATCTGAGACTCCTCTAAAAGTATCTGTTAATACTGCAGAGATAGAGGATGCAAAGTCCTATATAAGTAACCTTGACAATATAGCCACAAATGGTATAACCCTGGACATGTACGCGGATATCTCGGATGCCAAAAAAGAGGCAGATCAGATGGTGGAATATTATAATAATATTGATCCAACATCCACCCTCAAAATCGATCCCAGGGAAGCAAAAGAGGGGATTGATACCTTTGTTAAGGAAACTGGTAGAGTCCCGGCCATAGTCACAGTAGAGGCCATAGTTAAGGACTTATACGAGAAGATGGAAAAGGCTAGACAGGATTCTGCAGTACCTATAGATCAAGTTGTTATTTTTGAAGCAAGAGTAGAGGATCTGAACGCGCAAATGTCAAAACTTGAAGAGCCTATTCATGTGATGGTAAATATAGAATCTAATATAGATGCTGTAAAGGTTTCACTGGAAGAGCTTAAGATCCCTATATCTACAAACTATCTCTTGACATATAATTTGGATGAACTAATCTCACAGAAGCAGATACTATCGGAGCCTATATCATCAACATTTACAATAGTTGATAATTATGGTGAGATAGAGGGAGACAAAAAGAAGTTAGAGGCGCCTACTGGATCAAAGCATACAATAAAAGACAATTCTAAGAAGGTTTCTGGGGACATTGATAAGCTAAAGACAGCTACCACTTCAACCCACTCCATAAAAGTAAATGACTCGGATGCTGTATCCTCTATCAACTCACTAAAGCAACCTACATCAAGTATACACACGGTCACGGTTCAAACAGTAGAGGCCTCTTCAAATGGAGGGCTTATCTCACAGAAGCTCGCAGGAGGTGGTACATTTACTGGATCTGGGTCGGTGCCTGGGTATGATGCTACAGACTCAGACAAAGTAAATGCCAGATTGACAGGTGGTGAGTTTGTGATAAAAAGACAGGCTGTAGATAAATATGGAGTAAACATGCTAAAATCAATAAACGGCATGGAGACTCCAAAGTTTTCAAGTGGTGGCAAAGTAGGAGATGTTATGCAAAACACAGAAGAGATGAGTGTAGTAAATATCAGTATAGGTGGTAAAACTTTCCAGACAATTACAGGGAAAGAAATAGCTGAGAAATTAGCCAGACACATAAACGAAGAGGAGGGGATGTAATGAGTGGAAGATTAGCCGTAAAATTGGGGTCTATAGTTTTTGATGAACCTTTGTACGTTAGAGAGTATGACAATCCAGATGAAACCCTGGCAGAGATGGGGATGAGTGCAGAAGGTACTCATATCTTCTTTGCCTCTGACATAAAGACGCCTTACATAACCCTCGAATCAAGAGGAAATGGGTGGCAGAACCAGAACACAGTAGAGGCCATAAAGACTGCCATTAAGAACTATGATCTGGAGTACATACTAGAGTTCCAGGATGGATCAACAGAGAAGACCAGAATAGCAATAGAGAAGAAGCCTTCTTTTTCTCCATTATTTGACTGCTCTATAATATACAACATTGAACTAACATTAGCTAAAATACTTTAAAGGACTTACTATGGCACTATTAACTTTTTACAAATCAACTACAGAAGATGGGGGAGCAAAAGGACAACAGCTCACAAATGGAGGGGTAGATGATCTATACCCTGCTATAGACTCCCAGGATAGACTTAATGGGAAAGTGATCCATAGGAAGATATGGTATCAAACAGACGCCTCTTCTGTCATCATGTGTACTCTTTCAAACCAGGGACAGTACAACTCATGTTTCTTCAAAACTGCATCTGGAGGAAATGATGTGGTAGGGAGCATAACAGGAAATGAGGATAGATTCGGGGCATTAGCTATTGTCTCAAATGGAACAGATTCAGTAGTTGTTACTAATAATAAAAAATGGACTTTGGCTAGAGTTGGGGATAAAGCTCACATTGGAAATGATGTTGTAGGGATCACTGCAATATCTGATAATGGGAATGGAACATCAAACATAACATTTTCCCCTGCTATCCCAGTAGCTATCCATGACGGTACTTTTTTTGCCACAGTAATAGAAGAGAATTTCACTGCAGGAACAGCAGTCCCATTCTGGACAGAAATTGATATCCCTGCTCTCTCTTCAATCTCATCAAACAGAGACAATCATTCATTTATGTCTCTATATTAAGTCACGATACCAAACAAGGAAAAGAGATGGCAGTATTTATAGAAAAGCAGATATCCCAGAGCAGTAGCGTAGGAGCCTATAATAAGGTAATTATGGAGCAGGAGTCATATGTGGTGGGGGACAACGCTTCTGTCTTCCTGCAGGCCAGCAGTGTATCTCTATTAAGCAACTATAAAACATTCTTACAGCTATCAACAGTAAAAGAGGAGCCACAGGCAATTCTTATAAAGAGGATCAATTAATGAAAAACATAACACAGCTTTTTAGAGTCACAGAGAACGGGATAAATATAACATCAAAAATAACTAGCGCGAAACTCTCACAGGGGATGGGAAAACTATACAATGTGGCTTCCTTTACCTCCTCTGAAAGGCTAGAAGATCTGAATAATATTGAAATCATCTTTGGGGACACTACTTTTATGGGGTTTGTCCACTCTTCCAGAAGAGTGTCTAAAAATACTTTTGAGATAATAGCAAGATCAAATAATGCAAAACTTACTATCCCCTTCTCCCAGAAAGAGGAAGTCCTGGAGGGAACCAAAACATCCACCCTCTTATTCCAGAAATACGAGGTGGATTCTGGAGTTGTGATAAGATCATCAAGTGCAGAGCTTGATTTTGGAATAGAATATCTAAGAAAAGGAACAAAGCTAGATGCAGTAACGGCAATAGCAAATGTTACTGGATCTGAAATATTTGATGATAATACAGCTATTGTAATAAGACCAAAAGAGCAGATAAAAATCAGAGGCAGAGACATAAATGGTTCAGATATATTTGACTTTGTAGAGGACTCTCACAGCATAGATAATAATGGCGTAGGTATTATATGGATAGGGGAAAGTGAAAAAGATGGTGGATCATCCCTGGATAGATCAAAATCTTTCATAAGAGCAGAGATAGACAAAAAGACCGGACAGATAGGGATATATGAAAATCCACTCCAGAATATTGTACATGTTGAAGGGGTACTTACCGGGGGGATAAAGAATTTTAAAGAGATAACAGAAGTAAAGTCCATAAAGTCATCTGAGTTTTTTGCAAAGACTGCAATAAGCAAGATACTGTCTGTGAAAGTAAATGGGGTAGAAGTAGGGGCTACATTTACCCTAAATACAAACAGAATAGATCTCCTGGAGGAGAGAAGAGGTGAACTGGAAGTTAAGTACATGGGGTCATATTATCATGGTATTGTATCCACAATCAAGGGAGGGTATTACTCAGTAGATGTAGTTGATCTAAAAGGAGATGTTCACTACTACCAGGGGCAAATATCTAGGGGGAGCAGTAAGGATATCGCAACTGTAGGAAATGAGAGCGTTATTATCACTGTACCAGAGGAAGCAAACTATGTAAAAGGTTTTTTCTTTACAGAAGCAGGAAATATATTTATAGATCCAATTTTTGTAGATGAAGTGGGAACAGTCGTGCCTATGGATAAAGTAATAAGAACTCCAGTACCTATCACTCTGGCAGAAACACAAAGCACTACAGCAAATGGATGGACGGGGCAAAACATAATTTTATTAATCTCTGAAATATCATCCATTGTAGGGGTGAAACATGAGGGACTGGAGATACCGTATACAATTTTGGGGCCTAGAGCCATATCAGTAGCTCAAAACTATGATAATGCTGTAGTTACCTATACTACAGTAGGATTCAAATATGAGATCCAAAGCAAGAATAAACCCGGTAAGGATATAAAGATGCTGATAAGTGAGTTATCATATGATATATACGGATATAACCCAGATGACTACAATACTTGGCCTGCAGGTTTTCCACAGCCTGCCAGAATAGATATAGCAACCTCACTGGGGGTTAATGTATCGGATGTACAAGGTTACACAGTAGACCTAGTAACCCCCTCTGGAACAACATCTACACTCTCTATAGATAAGTATGGGTTTGTATCTTTTGTAGTAGACATGGCAGGGGACTATAGGCTAGATTGTGGAACCATGATAAAAGGAGCTAAATTAGTTCTTAAAGTTTCTGGAGGATGTGATGTTTAGATTTATTATGGCAAACGGGAAGACAAAAGAGATAGAGATCCTGGGTGATTTTTATGGAGATGAAGATGTGGCCAAAGAAAAGGCTATGTCAACTTTTGTAGAGGAAGCATACAGCAAGAGAGTAATAAGCTTCTCTACATATTTAACAGACATAAGAATAGGAGAGATAATCTTCATCAATGGCAGATCTTACAAGGTAACTTCAATAGATATAGCAGAAGACCCTGTTAAGATAATTTCAAGAGTTTCTGGAGAGAGATATGAAAACTAATATTAAGAAAACGCTATACGATGCAGTAAAGTTTGAAGATGATTCAAAAAAGGCTAAAAAAAACTATGATGGCAAAAAGAAGAGAACAGCAACAAAGACTTTTACTCTTATGCCAAACTCGGTATAGATCATGGGATGTGAATACTCACTATCAGTAGAGTCTGGATGCTCTTATGAGTTAGAGGTACTAAGCAAGGAAGGATGTACATACTCTCTTGAAGTAGACAGAGGACAAAACCCACCTACTATACCTCCAGGGGAAGTTCCCATAATACAATTTGGCTTTACTGAGGTTAAAGATGTAGTAGCAATGGGGGATACTCATATTTGTATCTTAGCAATGTATAGACCAGACCTTATTACTCCTCCCTATGGAGTAGTGGCAAAGCTAGAATATGTCTCAGACATAATGTTCGGAATGGGAATAGATAGAGTAGTTCACCTGGACGCTATTATAAAACTATCAGATCACGGGGCAGATTATGATTACATGGATGGGGTTGAGGTAGCAGAAGCAGGAGACACAAATACTATTATAGCCTTCACATCAAGTTATACCCATTATTATTTTGACGGAGAAATAGACTATAAAGGGGATATGAATAAGCTGTATGAGTACCCTTTCCAGGGAAATAACGATACCCCATTTTTTGGATCAACATCATTCCAGAGTTCAGTAGATGATACTCCTACCCCTATATACATAAAAGACAAAGAGGAGGAGATAAACACCTATGTATCTCCCTCTGATCCAGAGTCTTGGGATGGAAACTCTTACTCATATGATCTAAAGTCTGGATCCAAAGATGGGTATTACAGCGAAGATCTAGAAGTTCAAACCACAGTCCGGCTATCGGATGGAGCTTCTGGCCCCTCTGAATACAGCAGGATGCATAGAAGAGAGACCGGGATAATATCTGATAACCTATGTTGCCCCATAAATGAAGTTTGCGACATTACAGACTGTACATATTCTACAGTTTGTGAGACTGACGATATAGGAACCAACTTTGAACCTCCCTGGAGTCCAACCTGTACCGGTGATACGTCATGGAGTGTAGCCAGAAGGGTAGACGCTACAGACTGGACAATAGTTGCCAGATCAGATGATGTGGCATTATATTTCAACTCCCAGTATGGATACTTATTTGGACTATATGAACCAGCAGAACTACAATGGGTAGAGCAGAATACACTTAAAAATGTATTAATACAAAACACCCCCAAAAATGAAGTTAACTCTATTCGGTATTTATGGAAAAAAGAAATCCCAGTATTCAAAAGTATCCCTATCTATAAAGTTTGTCATAGTGTCTATAAATTGTCAAAATGGGGAGGGATCATTGGATGTTCTAATATGTCAAATGGTTCAGATTCCCTTTTCACGGTAGTAGATACAGATAAAGATATTCAGTACTATTCAAAAAATAGTCACGGTACAATATGCTATGAAATGTTTTATTATTGTGAGAATGGGAAGCTTAAGCAAAGTCTAATAAGTGACATGTCTGGATCTCCAACATGCGCCTAAGTTATTCACACAAAAGGTAAAAAATGGGGAAAAAGTGGAAAATCGCGAAACGATACACTCCCCATACCATTGTATTACTGCAACAGTTTTGTCCAAAATGGCCACATTCTGTGCTTTTAAACAGTATAAAAAAATGAAAGTTGTAAAAAAGGTGTAAAATCGGATGTTTTTGCCTACTCACAAAAAACAGCATGTGAATAACATGTGAATAACTTATGTGAATAACTTTCCTTAGTCTACTTAAATAAAACAACCAAAGATGTAAAAATACAAGAATAAACAAAAAAAATAACAATAAAAAAGGGGCCACAATGCCTGCATCAATTACTGGAAAAACACAAAACTGGTTTACACCTAACCCATTAATGTCTAAAACTATCACAGCAGGAGAAAGCATAAAGGTATCTAAGATATCTGCTATTTTTTGTACGGATGCCTCTGGAACTGGGATAGATGTAAAGGTAACTTTGCAAGGTTTTGGAACACCTTTCCCAATTCCTGCAGGAACCTCTCTTGGAATAGATTCTGCAGTAGATGAGATCTCAATAGATACTGCATGTACTCTTTTTGCAATGGGTGGAAAATAAAGCAATGGCTAATATCCTAAAGCCACTAATCCCGCTATTCCCAAACTCCCCTTCTGGGAGCAGTAAATCATCCCCTTCTCCTATCCCAACAACTCCTCCGAAAGTAATATCCTCTGTAATACTTAACGACAAGAGAGACGGTATACTTGTCACATGGGACATGAATATGCAGGCTATTGGGGATATACATGACTGGATTAATATAAAAATAAATAGTAATTTCGAGGGTTCTGTTATTGCAGTAACCGTAAACCCTAGTAATAGGAAGCAGACAGCCTTGGTTCTGGATCGTGAGATATTATATGGGGATGCAGTAGAGTGGATTTATTCCGACGGATCTCTTATTGGTAGTATAAGAGGAGAGAATGGAATAGAGGCACTCCCTGGGACATATTCTACTGACGTTCAAATACTTCCAGATAAATTTACTGTGGCCATGAGCCAGACAGGGCAAACTAATCCAACTATGTTTACTGGAGTTAATGCTGATATCCCTTATGATCCAGAAACCTCTCCTACCTGTACAATAAGACCTCCAGGAGAGGGGATCACAGTAGGAAGTGTCCTTATAGAGACCAACGATGAGATCACTGGAGTACACTGGAAAGGAAATAATGACATTACTCACATTTATATGTTAAATGCAGAAACAGTAACACACTTTGAAAGTGGGAATGGTGCAAACCCAGGATCTGCCCCAACCTGGGCTATCTGTGATAACTGTCTTGAATTGCGAGAGTTCTCATGTGCAAATGTCTCCCCTGGTATGAAAAGTATTGCCCATGCATGGAAAGGATGTAGAAACCTAACCAGTTTTAACACAGGGTTCCTATCTCATGTAACAGAGGCCTATAGAGCATGGTATGAGTGCAGGAGGATTGTAGCGTTCAATGCCTCTGGACTCTCTTCCTTGATCTCTGCAGAGGATACCTGGTATGGTAACTTCTATCTGGAGTCTTTTGATGCCTCTGCAATGACATCATTAGTTATGGCGCAATGGACATGGCAAAACTGTATAGTTATGAAATCTTTTGACGCTTCTGGACTAACCTCTGTAACAAATGCTTTTAAGGCGTGGTATGGATGTGTAGAACTCCTAGACTTTGACACTTCTGCGCTGACTAAGGTAACAGACGTCTCTTCTAGTTGGTTTAGATGCCCCGCATTAAAGTCCTTCAATGCCTCTGGACTAACCTCTATAACAAAAATAGCAAATTCATGGGATGGATGTCATGAACTTATCTGTATCGGTGGGACTCTTGATACTACATCATGTACAGTCAAGACAAAAGCATTCTTTGAGTGTAATAAACTAACCTCTCCAGATGCATCAACACAAACACAATTAGTATCTACAGCAGGACTCTCCTGGACAAACCCAGGGCAGTGTCCCCCTGCACAAAAGAAGTTCAAATCAATAGTCTTTGCCTCTAACCAGGCGGATGCTGTACCTACTATGTTCTCTGGAGTAAGTGCAGATGTATCGGTTGATCCTGTCACTACTCCCACAATTTCAATAGCAGATAATGGGGATGGATCTTGGACAGTAGAGACAGATGATGAGATCACTGGAGTACACTGGATGGGTAAAAACAGTGTTACTAAGATCAACATAGTAAATGCAGAAACAGTGACACACTTTGAAGATTCAAATATAGGTAATGTTACCCTATGGACTGTATGTATAAACCTACCTTTATTAACTGATTTTGAGTGTAGTAACCTGTCTTCTGAAATGAAGAGTATTTCGATGGGATGGAAAAATTGTCCTGCCCTGGAGACATTCTCTATAAAAGGCAGTAATGGTATTATCCAGGCTAAATCGGCCTGGGAAGACTGTATCGGATTAACATCATTCGATGCTTCTGCTCTTGGATCTCTAGTGATGGCAGAGAAGGCATGGACTAACTGTAAAGAGTTAACATCATTCGATGCTTCTGCCCTAACCTCATTAGTAAATGTAAAAGAAGCATGGATGTCTAACTTCAAGATGGTATCATTCGATGCTTCTGGATTAACCTCCGTAACTCATGCAGACAGCGCATGGAAATTCTCCGGGCTTCTATCTTTTGATGCATCCACTATGTCATCATTGCTTATAGCAGTAGATTCCTGGCGCAGTTGTGAGGACATAACATCATTTGATGCTTCTGGCCTAACTTCACTGGAGAATGCTACCGAATCTTGGTTCGGATGTACAGCATTAACATCATTCGATGCTTCTGGATTAACCTCTGTGACTCATGCAGATAGAGCATGGGATGGGTGTATAAAAATGACATCATTCAATGCCTCTGGGTTAACCTCCGTAGAGCATGCATATAGATCGTGGCATGAATGTAAGGCACTAATATCATTTGATACCTCTGCATTAACTTTATTAACCTCAGTGGCAGAGACATGGACTCACTGTGATTCACTAACATCATTCGATACCTCTGGTTTAATACTGGTAGTAGATGCAGTTTCTGCCTGGTCTTGGTGCGGATCGTTAACATCATTCGATGCCTCTGGATTAAGTGAAGTGGTAAACGTAAAAACTGCCTGGTATAACTGCCTGGAACTCATAGACTTTGACACTTCTGCTCTGACTAAGGCTGAGGACATAAATAGCTCATGGGAAGGGTGTACAAAGATGACATCATTCAATGCTTCTGGTTTAACTTCCATAAAATCTATGTCCCGTTCTTGGTACAAATGTCATGAACTTATCTGTATCGGTGGGACTCTTGATACTACATCATGTACAGACAAGACAAAAGCATTCTTTGAGTGTAATAAACTAACCTCTCCAGATGCATCAACACAAGCACAATTAGTATCTACAGCAGGACTCTCCTGGACAAACCCAGGGCAGTGTCCTTCTTTACAAAAGAAGTTCAAATCAATAGTCTTTGCCTCTAACCAGGCGGATGCTGTACCTACTATGTTCTCTGGAGTAAGTGCAGATGTATCGGTTGATCCTGTCACTACTCCCACAATTTCAATAGCAGAT